TGATTTGGGCGGTGCTGATTTGAGCGGTGCCGACTTGCGCGGTGCCTACTTGCGCGGTGCCGACTTGAGCGGTGCCGACTTGCGCGATGCCGACTTTATCGGTGCCGACTTGCGCGGTGCCGACTTGAGCGGTGCCTACTTGCGCGGAAAAAAACTGATTGGTGATCGGCCCATTTTTCAAGTCGGGCCAATCGGAAGCGAATCACGCTGCTTCTTTGCTTTTCTTACTGATGCCGGGTTGATGCTTCATGCTGGATGCTTCTTCGGTACTCGTGATGAGTTTCTGGCGAAACTTGAAGCAAGACACGGCGACAACGCGCATGCAGAGGAATACCGCGCGGCACTGTTGCTGATTGATGTACATGCAAGGATTTGGACGCCGAAGGAGATCAAGGAATGAACCCCGCACAGATGCCCGGTATGGGCGACCCGGAAACGTGGGGGAAGGTCTGGCACCCAAACGACCCGCGCATGCCAGAGGTTGACGACGCTGAAGGCGACGACGGCACGCTCTACATACTCGCAGAACTGCGCGGCTGGATTGACGATGCAGAAAGCGCCTACGAGCACGGCAACGACACCAAGTTTTTGCAGTGCTTGCGCGAGTTGGTTCAGGCCGCGCGACAAATCACTGAGGCGACATGACCGAACGGCGCAAAGCGTTTCTCTTGCGCGCTTACGTCGACGGTCTCTTGTGGATGGTCGAGGCCGACCACATCACACCGGACGAAGCAGCGCGAGAACTCATCAGCGAAGGCATTGACGCGGAGAGAGTGAAAGCACTCGTGGCCGATGCTCTGACAAGGAGATTAGATGCGCACTAAGTACCTTCCCCCTGGATCAATGAAAGCCCAAAGACGACGTGGCCGCATCGAAGGAAGTGCGGCCACTTTGTTTTTAGTTGGGCTGATCGGGCTGCTCTTGATCGCGCTGACACCGCGCGAGATTTACGAGTCTTCGCATGCGACGACGCAGGCAAAGAAGAACGAGCCGATGAGGTTCGACCGCGCCCCGATTCCGCCGTGCAACGACATGGAGGCAAAGGACTGCATGAGCACGAACAACAGGCATTTGGTGCATACCGTGCCAGAACCTTCAACGCTGTGGCTGGCTGCGGTTGGATCGGTTGCAGCGTCTTATCGAAAAATCATGAACGTCGTCGCCGCAGCGTGGATTTCCTACGGGAAGTGGCGCGGTATGGACGTGGAGGATGAATAAATGAACAACTGGATCGAATCGAAGTTGCTTCCCCTTGTGCTGGCCTTCGCTGCGGGCGTGCTCGTGATGAGCATTGCGCATGATGAACGCGAGTTTAAGCAGCGCATGAAGCTCACAGAAGCACGTCAAGCGGCGATGGAGTGCCGCAGCCTTGACGTGATTGCGTACTACCGGAGCATGCAGCCATGACCGACCAGACACGCATTGCCAGTGGATACGAGTTCGCGGTTCAGCAGGCAATGGAATGGTCCTATGACCGCGAGGAAGTCCGGTTTTGGATGGGGGTAATCGTCGGCCTTGGCACGTGGGCAAAGGCTGTTCCCGAAGACCGCGTTACCGCAGACATGAACCGCGTTCGTGCGGAGATTGCGCGGCATTCACAAACCAAAATCGCAGCCTGACACGAAGCACCAACAACGATGCCAGAGTCGCATCAAGGAGAATGAAATGAGCACAGCACTGACAACCCTGACGAGCGGACTTGCCCAGAAATTCGGCATGGGCGGAAACGGGGATGAACTGGTTTCCGTCTTGAAAGCCACAGCATTCAAGGGTCCAGCATCGGAGGCGCAACTTACCGCGCTAATGATCGTTGCCAAGCAATACGGTCTGAACCCCTGGACCAAAGAAATTTACGCTTTCCCCGACCGTAACAACGGCATCGTCCCTGTTGTTGGTGTAGATGGATGGTCGCGCATCATCAATGAAAATCCTCAGTTCGACGGGATGGATTTCGTGATGTCGCCGGATGGGGAGGAATGCACCTGCACCATCCACCGTAAGGACCGTTCGCACCCTATCTCGGTGACGGAATACTTCTCCGAATGCCGACGCGACAACGCTCAGCCCTGGAAGACGCACCCGCGCCGGATGCTGCGCCACAAAGCGATGATCCAGTGCGCCCGCCTTGCGTTCGGATACGTCGGCATCTTCGACCAGGACGAAGCCGAGCGCATTGCAGAGATTGATGTGACCCCGAATCGAAACAGCGGCGCACAGGTTGCGGAGGCTGTACGTCCGGTCGCAATCGAGAACAGCGAAGAACGGATGCAACTCGTGGTCGAGCTTGAACAGGTTGCAGAAAGCTATGGTATGGATTCCTATGCAGCGGCATGGACGAACCTGACCCCGCAGCAGCGGAAGATGGTCGGCGCGGATGAACACGCCCGACTGAAGACGGTTGCCGCATCAATTCAAGCCGAAGGGGTGAGCAATGAATGACCGCGCCGCAATACAGGAAGGCGTCAGGGTTGGCCTGCTTACAGCAGTAGAAATATCCGGCAAGTCTGCTGATGGGCATCACAAGTGGCTATGTTTATGCGACTGCGGCGGGAAAATAATCCGTTCCACAAATAGCCTGAATAACGCTCTTCGAGCGGGCGCTGTGTCCTCTTGTGGTTGCGCGAAGCCGTCGCCAAACAAGTCGCATGGGATGCGCGGAACGCCTACATACAGTTCATGGATGTCGGCAAAACAGCGTTGCCACAACGAAGATGCGAAAAGCTACGATCGCTACGGTGGGGTTGGAATCCATATGGCAGAAGAGTGGCGAAACTCTTTTGACGCCTTCATGGCTCACATGGGAACTAGACCAGCAGGAACAACACTTGATCGGATCGACGGCACAAAAGGGTACGAGCCAGGAAATTGCCGATGGGCGACTACCGACGTTCAGGCGAACAACAAAAAGAACAGCGTTAGAACTGTAATTGATGGCGTTGAGGTGACGGCGAAAGAGCTTGCGGCACGCATCGGAATAAGTCATTGCGCAGCCATCAAGCGCATAAAGCGAGGGCGAATCCATGTTTGAAGTAAATCAAACGTCCGGGGCAGAACAGCGGACCGCAGAGTGGAGGCAAGACCGCTGTGGCAGATGGACGGGCAGCAAGTTCGTTGATCTGGTGGCGCGCAACAAGAAGACAGGCCAGCGCCTGAAAGCGTTCGATGATCTGTGTTGGCAAGTTGCAACCGAACGCCTGACCGGAACGCAGGAAGAAGGACCGGATAGCTACTCGCTGCGATGGGGGCGTGAAGTGGAACCTTTTGCAGCAGAGGCTTACGAGTTCCACACCGGCAACATCATCACCCCGAGCGGGTTCATCCTTCACCCAGAAGTTTCAATGGCGGGGTGTTCGCCTGACGGGCTGATTGGATCGGATGGCGGGGTTGAGATGAAATCCCCGAAATCTTCCCGCATCCACCTTGAGCGGTTTCTTACCGGCATCCCGGACGAGTACGTTCCGCAGGTTCAAGGGTGCATGTGGGTGACGGGGCGCAAGTGGTGGGACTTCGTTTCCTACGACCCGAGAATGCCAGAGTCGTACCGGCTGTTTGTACAGCGCATCGAGCGCGACGAAGCATTCATCAACGAGATTCAGATTGCGGTCCAAGAGGCTGAAATCCGGGTCGCTGAAATCCTCGAACAACTCAACAAAAAGGCAGCGTGAAAAATGGCAAATGACCTGAACCAGTGCAGTTTCATCGGACGACTCGGGGCCGATCCTGAAGCGCGTTTTTCTCAGAGCGGCGATGCGGTATGCAACTTCCGAATTGCTGTAGGCTGGAAGACCAAGGAGAAGGAAGGGGCAGAGTGGGTGCCGTGCTCGGCATTCGGCAAGCTGGCCGAAATCTGCCGAGACTATTTGAGGAAAGGGTCGCAAGTGTTCGTCCAAGGCCGGCTCCGCACGCGGAAATGGCAGGACAAGGATGGCCAGGACCGCTACACGACCGAGATTGTTGTCGATCAAATGCAGATGCTCGGCGGCAAGCCTGAAGGCCAAAGCCAGCCGCAACAGCCCGAGCAAAGGCAGCAGCGGAACAACGCACCGTCACAGGCGGACGATTTTGATATTCCGTTCTGACGGCTACCTGTTTTAACGATCAATGGGGCGAATGCGCAGGTCGATGCGCTGACGGATGGACGGGTGACGCGCACCTGAAAGGCCCGAGGCTGTACTCGCGTGACACAGCAAAGCTGGAGATACACCGCCAGCCACCCCACCAAAAATTTACGGAGAAATCATGGAAACAATCAAGCCTGCATCGAATTGGACAAAACTCCCGCCCATCGAAGCCCACTACGGCGGCTGCCTCAACTGCGGCCCTCGACCGGCGCAATTCCCGTCAGATGGTGTCATATCGGTTGGTTTCGGATATGCAGGTCTACTCAAGGACGGGAAACCTGTCTGGTCTGAACTCGACGTTACAGACAACGAGATGATGACCGGAGCAGACGCGGAAAACCTCGCCGCGCAAGACCCTGACCATGACTGGCGAATCATCTTGGTCGGGCCGCTGTCGGGAAGAACATACCAGCGGCACGGACTCAGACAATGGGTATTGGTTGAGAAAAATGAAGGGTTCGCGTAGCAGGATATAACCGATCAATGGGGCGTGAGACTCGTAACGGATGAGTCGGGGCAGAAACCCTGCCTTTGCGCGGGTTCGATTCCCGCACGCTCCACCGCCCTATACAGCCCGCCATGCGCGGGCTTTTTTATTGGATAGCACAATGAAAATCCCCACGATGACCGGCGAGCAAGCCAAGCAGCAGCGCATGAAACTCGGGATGAACCAGACGGACTATTGGGGCCGCGTCCTTGTCACGCAGTCCGCGTCGAGCCGATACGAAGCAGGCCGACCGATCCCGCGTGCCGTGCAAGTGCTACTGCACATCGCTTACGGCAGTCCTGCCAAGTGTGAGAACGCGGTGCAAATGCTGCGAGGTGTGGCGTGATCGAACTCAAGATTCTGGACTCCCGGCTGACCGGCGACAAGTTCCCGCAGTACGCCACCGACGAAGCCGCAGCGATTGACCTTCGCGCCTGCAACATCCAAGGGCAGGACTTCGATCGTGTCGTGATCGCGCCGGGTGGGCGGGTGAAGTTCGGCGCAGGGTTCGCGGTGGATTGCGGTTCGATGCCGCCGAGCTGGTTCAAGGTGGCGGCGATTGTTCTGCCCCGCTCCGGGCTTGGCTCGAAGGGCTACGTTCTCTCCAACCTAGTCGGCCTGATCGACGCTGACTACCAGGGCGAAATCATCATCACGATTTGGAACGCAAGTGAAGACGAATTCACCGTCCAGCAGTTCGACCGCATCGCGCAATTAATGTTTGTGCCGGTGCTCCATGCGCCGCTAGTTGCGGTGAGTGAGTTCAGCAGAACGACGCAGCGCGGATCGGGCGGTTTCGGCAGTACGGGGGTCGCATGATGCACGCCGCACCCTGTCTGCTGACCGATTTGGTGCGGCAAATCATCCACAGAAAGGAACGCAAGGGCCACCCGGACGAGCGCAGGCGAGAGAGAGCGGAGTCCATCTTGATCCTCCTGCTGGAAGGAAACCGATCAAACACCCAAATCATCAATGCGCTCGGCGTCGCGCATAAGACCATTGCTGACGCCGTGCAAATCCTGCTGGATGAAGGCTATGCCTATACGTGGCTTCATTCACAAGGCAGGCCGTCACGCTGGTTTGGCCTCACGCGCAGAGGACTTGCCCGCGCAAAGATGCTCAAGGAAATGCAATGACACGCGAAATCAGAATCGACTGGCAGCGAGTCGCGTTGAATCTGCGCTCGCACGGAATGCGGCTTGAAACTGCATCACTGAAGCTCGGTAGAAGTCGAGGATGGCTCAACCAGATCGCACGCGGCGATGTGGGTGTTCGCGTTGAGTTTCACGATGGGCTGCGGCTTCTGGATTATCACCTAGACGTGTGCGGAGAAGCGGCGCATGTCGCTCTGTTGGAGGCTAGGCCATGAAAAACTGCACCCGATGCAAGTACGCAGAATGGAAAAAAACCGCATCAGGCAAGTTGCACCCATCTGGTGAGGGACGGTGCAATTACCCTTGGAAGATGCCAAAGTTGCCGCAGGCTTTCTATTGGATTTTTCATGGCGATCCGATCCCAAGCGGCGGGTACATCAACCGGCGCAAAGATTTTGAAGAGCACTGCCCCTACTATCAGGAGGCAAAGCCATGAGCCTTTCTTCCCTACAGTTCCGGCGGCATCAGTCACGAGCAAAGAAGGCGAAGAACGGCACCGCCCCCATGCTCGTGATGCGCGGCATCCGCAATGATCGCGTCGAACTGAACGAACGCATGGCAGCGCAGGCGTTCATCTCAGGGTTCGCCACGACGGACCACTACCAGACGCTTGCGGACATGCACTCGGTCATGATGCTTGCTGGCAGTACGGAAGATTCCCGCAAGTGGGCTTACGACTACTGCAAGACCAAGACCGGCCCGACGCTGGAGCGTATCGCCTCACGATACAAGCAGTCAGGCAGGCTATCCGCCACCACAGCAGAAAAGGAGGTGCTGCGCGAGTTTGTGACGCGCTATCGGGAGTTCTGGCTGCGACAGCCAACTGAGCTTTACGTGTGCGCCTGCAATGAACTCCAACGGCACTACGACAGGATGAACAAGGATGAGCCTACTAGCGACCCTGATCGCTCAGATAACCCTGCCGCAGCATAGAACCGGCGCTGACCGCCAGCGCGATTACATGGAGCGGAAACGGAACGGCGAGCCGCGCAGACCAACGCGGGTGAAGTCTGGAACAGCGAAGACGCCTGCGCAAAGAGCGCGCGAATATCGAGCGAGGAAGAACGCATGAACAAACCGCACAAACACTGCGAAGTCATCAAGGCGTGGGCGGATGGCGCTGAGATTCAATATAGAGAAAAGGGTGGCTGGATGAAATGCAATTCACCCCAATGGTTTGAAGAAACTGAGTACCGCGTCAAGCCGCCGACCATCCGGTATCGGGTGGCGCTGCTGAGATACGACGACGGCAGAGTTACGACTTGCAATGCAGAAACAGAAGTCCAAGAAAAAAGTCTTCGTGAGTGGCACGAATTCGTCCGCTGGCTAACCGACTGGATCGAGGTGGAGGTGTGACCCCCGCCGAAACAGCCGACGCCCTGCGCGAGTTCAACCGATGGCGGCGCGGAGACGACAACCTGCCGCAGCCCGACACGCATCAACTCGGGCTGACGATTGATGCTGCGGTCGAGCTGATCGAGCGAATGAGTGCCATCGAAGAAGCCGCCAAAAATCTTGTGAAGGTAAAGGGTAGGCACCACTCGGAAATTGCATACAAGCGCTTGGTTGATGCGCTGGAGAAGCAGAATGCTCAACGACATCAATGAACGGTTGCGGAGCTGGAGCCCGAATGAGCCTCCTATGGCTTCTTTTGAAAGCGTCCAAGACATGCGGAAGGCCGCCGACGAGATCGAGCGCCTGCGCACCCAAAACGCCATCCTGATCGACGGCATCACCGCAGCGGCGGCGCTCATGGCCTCTGCCCCGGCGTGGCATGCCATGCACCGTGAGGCGATTGAGCAATTGCAACGAGTACGAAAAGAGATGGAATCGTGACCACGTCTAAATACATGGTGAGCGTGTGTGGCTCAAACGCACCGAGCCACATTCACACGGATTGGCAGGCAGCCAGAGTCGAAGCCGAGCGCCTAAGCAAGCTATCTCAGAATCGGGATCGAACGATCCACATTGTAGAGATCAAGGCGACGCTAAAGCCAATCACGACGCACATTTGGGAGTAGTGAAATGATCGACACGAAAGAACTGCGCCGACTGGTGCGAGTGGCAACGCCGGGGCCGTGGAAGGTTGGGCAGTACCTTGGAAGCCCCCGGCAATTCGTGATTCACATGGATGTCGGAGACAAGGGACGAGGATCAGATGTGGCATTTACATCCACCGCCTTCGGCAATGACGAGACTGTTGCAAACGCTCGCCTGATCGCCGCAGCCCACCCCGCAGCAATCTCCGAACTTCTCGACCGACTCGAAACGGCTGAGCGGGAGCGCGACGCCCTGCGCGCCAAGATCGAGGCGATGGAGAAGCAGGAGCCGGTTGCATTCGTGCTTAACGCACCCAAACTCAAACGGTGCGCTGCTCTTCTCGATGCAGGCAAAAAGCTACCCCACAAGACAAAGCTCTACGTCCTCCCCGGCGCACAAGCGCAGCCCGCGCCGAGCGTGCCGGAGCAATGGAAGCTCGTGCCGATTGAGCCGGATGAAATGTGGGCGTATCGCGTCATTCGCCATCATCAACCTAATTTGGAGGTTGGGTGCGGAGCTTGGCTGGAATGCCTTGAGACGATGCTGCACTGGCACGCAGCAATGCTCACAGCAGCGCCGGAGGCCAAGACGTGACCCTCACGCACACTGAGCGCGCACAGATCGCGGAGGTTCTTCAGCGGCGCGCCAATGAAATCGCTGGATTCAGTGCCGACTACAAACGGGATACGGGGCATTTCGGAAGCGTTGAGCTTGCCTTGACCCGCGAAGTGGAGAGGCTGCGCAGGCTCGCCAGCCGCGTGAATCCACCTGAGCCCGAAGACGAAGAAGATACGGAGGCCAAGCCATGACCCTTTTTCTAGACATATTCGGAAGGCCCGCCCCAATCGGAGTGCGCGAAACGCTCAAGGTGCTGGACTGCTCCGACATCATGGAGTTGGCAGGCATGTACGGCGAGGCAAGGGATCGCGGAGATCGCGAACTCATGGATGTCATCAATACGCGAATGGGCGTCGTTATCAAGGAACAAGAACTTTATGCACCAGAGGAAAAACCGTGATCTGCTACCGAGACACCACGTTCTGCGCTGCTGCGGACAGGTGCGCAACCACGGACTGCCCTAGCAGGCTGTCTGCGCTCGACGCTGAGCTGGCGCACTCAATGGATATTCCCGTTATGCAGGCCGACTTCAGCCCTGCATGCGGGATGTACAAGGAGAAGAAGGGTGACCGACAAGGAAATGCTTGAACTGGCGGCGAAGGCGGCAGGCCATAAAGTTTATTGTAATGAGAAAGTCTTCTTGATTTGGAAAGATTCAAACGAAGAGTGGGTGGATTGGAACCCACTCTCAGACGACGGCGACGCCCTCCGGCTGGCGGTGTTCCTGTTTCGAGACATCCATTTTTGGTACTTTGACGGCAGCGTGAGCATAGGAAACGACTTGAGGATAGTGTGCGGCGATGATCCATGTGCCGCAACCCGCCTCGCCATCGTCCGCGCTGCTGCCGAGATCGGGATGAACATGAAATGACGAGAGACGAGATTATCGAAACCGCGCTGCAATGCGGAGTATGGATTCCGATGCAGCAAGGTCAAGAGCGCGAGCTGACTATCGACAGGCTGAAATGCTTGGTAGGGCGCGCAATAGCAGTAGAGCGTGAGGAATGCGCCGTGATCTGCGACGATCTGTCGGGCAGCGACTACCTGCCGAACCAGTGTGCTGAAGCAATCCGCACGCGAGGCGAGAAATGAACCGCGACGAAGCCGACAATGCCGCCAATTGGAAAGACATGGACGGTGTGTGCGCATACTTGACCATTGATCGCAGCGCGGCGAACTGGCAGGAAGTCGGCGCGCAGATGGACGCCTGGATGCGCGCCCGGATCAATAACGAGCGCGAGGAGATCATTGCCCTTTGCGCCGAACTCGACAACGACGAGAACACGGACGACTACCGCAAGGCTGTGCGGTGGATGATTGATCGCATTCGTGCGCGAGGAACACCGTGATTCTCGCCCCTCAAGCACAGACAACCTAGACCGCCGAAAGGCGGTTTTTTTTGGAGCGGATATGAACGAACTTGACTTTGCTAGGAACGAAATTGCCAAGCTACACGATGACATCCATAAACTCACCGAAGAACGAGACGAACTGCGCGCCACTATAGAGCGCATGGAACAGCAGGTGCCTATTGCCTACTACTGGATGAACCTTGAGAAATCAAAGCATGAGATTGGGCCTAGTCCTTCTGATAGGTGGTTAAGCTGGCCTTTGTATGAATTTCCCGGCGCACAAGAACAGCCCGTGCTGGGCGCGCCGGATGGATGGCTAGATCACGCCGCCAAGATGGCAGAACTGTCGAAGAAACTTCGTGAGCCGGGATGGTGCCTTGAGTCTATCAGGGACATGCAGCGAGAGTTGCACTCCCTAGAAGATGCTGCCATAGCAAAAGCACAGGAGGCACGCCGTGACTAGCACCTTCCTCACCCCACAAGAAGTCTATGAACTCACCGGGCGCAAGAAGAAAAGCGCCCAAGCCCTCGAACTCAAGCGAATGAAAATTCAACACTGGATCAACGCAGCCGGTCAGGCCATCGTCCCGCGTTCTGCCATCGAGGGCCGCAACGTTACCGCAACCCCTGCCAAGCAGGAATGGAAGCCTGCCGCCCTGTCGGCGTAGGATGGAGGTACACATGAAAGAACGACCGATCATTTTTAGCGCCCCAATGGTGCGCGCGATCCTTGCTGGCAAGAAGATGCAGACGCGGCGGGCGGTGAAGCCATTCGGGAAAGATGGTGGATTTGTCATTCTGGAAACAGACAGACGTGTTTGGCCGTACCGCAGCGACGACGGCGAAAGCACATCTCACACGGTAAAGCGCGGCGGGAAGTTGTATCTAGATGAGTCGCCGCACTCATGCCCATACGGCCAACCCGGCGATCGGCTGTGGGTGCGCGAAACGTTCAGCGGCCCGCACTGTATGGATGCAAGCAACGGGTGTAAGGCCGTTCCGCCCTCAGAGTGGGGTCGTTCCTCGCGCATCTGGTATTGGGCTGATGGTGTCCCGACGAATGGCGACTGGACGCGTCCTCGACCATCCATCCACATGCCACGATGGGCCTCGCGCATCCTGGTCGAGATCACCGCAGTCCGCGTCGAGCAGCTACAGGACATCAGCGATGCCGACATTGAGGCCGAAGGTGCCGCGCAATGGGTAAAGGATGGTGGCTCAGTTCGCTCCCCGCACCCCGGATTCGATGGCCAGTGGCCCGACGCTGCCGGCACCGTGCGCGTGAAACCCAACCGCGTTGTGTTTTGCTCTCTGTGGGAGTCAATCAACGGCCCCCAATCGTGGGATGCAAACCCGTGGGTGTGGGTGATCGAGTTCAAGAAAGTTTGACATGGGACGAAAGCCAACCTCCAGCCTGCCGCCGCACATGCGCGCCATGAAGAAGTCGAGCGGCAAGACGTATTACTACTTCGACCGTGGCATTCAACGGGACGGATCGCGCCCGTTCGTCCCGTTGGGCGACGACTACCGGGAAGCCCTGCGGAAGTACGCGGAACTCGCCTTGACGGACGATGCCCCCGCGAAGACGTTCGGGGAAGTGGTGCGCAAGTTCCAAGTCGCGGAACTCCACAAGAAGGCACCGGCCACGCAGAAGGATATTCTGTGGTCGATCCCCCACTTGATGAAGTTCTTCGATGATCCCCCCGCCCCACTCGACCAGATCAAGACGAAGCACATCCAGCAGTACATCACATGGCGAAGCAAGACCGCCCCGACGAGAGCGAACCGTGAGATTGCATGGCTCTCGGTCATGTGGAATTGGGCGCGACGGGAAGGGGAAACCGATGCACTCAACCCCTGCCCCGGCACGAAGAAGAACCGTGAGTCAGGCCGCAAGGTGTATATCCACGATGACGACTTGCAGGCCATCAGGAAGCACGCCGACGAGCCGTTAAGGGATGCGATAGACCTAGCCTACCTGACGGGGCAGAGGCCCGCCGACGTGCTCAGGATGAGCGAGACAGGCATTCGTGATGGATCGCTGGAAGTTCGGCAAGGGAAGACGGGCGTGTTGCTCAGAATCGCCATCACCGGAGAACTTGAAACCCTGATCGAGCGCCTGCTGAGATACAAGCAGGCTTACACCGTCCGATCCCTGTCGCTACTCATCAACGAGTCAGGCCAATCCCTAACGAAGTCCATGCTACGGCGACGTTTCGAGAAAGCGCGCGAGGATGCCGCCAAGGCTGCACCGGACGAGGAAGCCGCAGCCAGGATCAGAGGGATTCAGTTCCGCGACCTACGGGCGAAAGCTGGGACCGACAAAGCCGATGCAACCGGCGACATCCGCAAGGCGCAGAAGCAGCTCGGGCACTCCACTGTGAGCACCACGCAGAAGTACATGCGCGAGCGGCTAGGCGAGAAAGTGGAGCCCACAAAATGACAAACGCGGTTATCAAATCCGACCCGCACCGAGCAGTTACGCGGGTTCTAGCGGTGGATAACTCTTGTGTTTGATAACCAAAAATTACACTAAGCTGTTGTTTTAACTGGATAGTGCGATGGATTTAGGTTCCAGCGCCGCAAGGCGTGAGAGTTCGAGTCTCTTTCCCCGCACCATAAGGGTTCTAGCCGGTTATCCATATGTGAGTTTCGGTTATCAAAAACGACGTTGGTTATCATTTTCCGCCAAGCCATCCGCCGATCTTGATGACGCCGTACCAGAATGCGATCAGGGCGAGTAGCGCAACCAGTCCGCAACGCCACCGCGCCGCGTCTTGATTGACGCGCTCGGAGCATGTAGAACGTCACCATGAGTTCAAACATGCTCCCCCTCTACCTGCTCGGCGTCGTCGTCATCTTCACGCTGATAATGAAAGTCCCGCATTCATGGAAGGCTGCGGCAGGAGGACTTGTCATCCTCCTGCTCATAGCCGACTCCATCATTGCAGGGCTGCGCGCCTTGTTTCAGTGAGTTCCGCAATCTTGTTGCGGGCCTGCGTGAGCCGGTCAATCTCGTCACGCTTCACCGCCGCATCCTTGCCGCTCATCTGAACCATGCGGATGTGCTTGTTAATCTCGCCAATCTGGCGCTGCGCCGCAGAGTAGGTTTTATACAACTGAATCTCATCCTTGTTTTCCTGGCTGAGTTTCAGCGCCTTCTCCGTCATGCCAAGGCTTTGATAGTAGCGGATGTCGGCCATCGCCTCCTGCACTTTCTTTGACTGCTCGTAGAACTGCGTCAGGTAGCGCGACTGGTTCGCGGGAAGGTCTTTCGCAAAATCCCCCACCACGAAGTACCCATCCGGCCACTTGCGCGCAGGCTGATCCGGCAAGCCCATCATCGGGCGCAGGGCAAAGTCTGCCGTCATCGCAAGGTGCGTTCCCAACCAGCTAAAGTAGCCGTCAATCAGGTGATCGACCTGAACCGGCGACAGGCCGACAAGGGAGGTTGCCTTGCCGATAAGCTGCGCCGTTGCCGACGTACCCACGCCGATGCGCTCGGACTTCGACAGGCGCTCCATCCCCATCGTTTCAATCGGCCTGCCGGTGAAGCTGTCCGTGTTCGCGTAAAGGTCGATCAGCGGCTTGAACAACTGCGGGACCGGGTTCATGGCAAACGTGCCGGTCATCATCGCGCCCAACCGCTCAACGAAGATGCGCCGGGATTCCTTGTCGAACCCGTTCATTGCCGTTTCCAGGCCACGTTCCGCCAAGGTGCCGATTGCGCCAATCTCGAACGGCTTCGGGATGCGGTAAGCGGTGTCGCCCACCTTGAACCACCAGTAAGTATCCCGGTCCCATTCCTCGCGGTTCTTCCAATCCTCGTCGTCCTCATAGGCCAGCATCAGCGCAATCGAAGCAAGGGCAACGGTTCCGACCACTGCACCAAACCGTTGCGCGCGCTCCCTGTCGCCCATCCCTGCGTTGCCCGTCACAAGGCGAACGGTCGGCGCAACGCCGTCCCTGCCGAGTTTGTACAGACCTTGCAGGCGGGCATTCAGGAAAGGCACAAGCTGCGTCAGGAACCGGATCGAACCCCACTGCCCCTGTAGGCTGAAGTCCATCGAGTCGCGCGCCGCGAACGAAGCCAGCAAGTGTGCCTCGTCTTGCGTCTTGCCTTCCTTCACGAGCTGGTCGAAACGCTGCTTGTAGATTGCCGCACGCGCGATGTTTTCCGAGCGATCCCCGACTTCCTGCCACCAGTCCCACGCCTTCCCAAGTGCAGCCTTGACCTTCTCCGAGCTGGTCAGAATGGTGCTGTCTTCCACGCCCGCATCAATAAGACGCTTCATGTGCTGTGCGCGGTCGTCCTCAAGGAACGTTCCGAACCGCATCAAGCCACCCCCGGCCAGCATCTTCGCGTACTCGGCAGAGTCCTTGTCAGTGCCCTTCCAGCCTTGCGACAGGTTCTGCATCATGTTGTAGCTCATCGGGTTCAGGCCGATGGCTGCAATCTGGTCGCGGATCAGGTTGCGAATCTTGAACGTGGGCGAGATAGTCACACCCAAGGTCAAGTAGTGCTTGGCACGCTGCATCCATTTCATTGCCGGGTTATTCCAGCCCGCCCACTCAAGCGACGTGATCGCATCGAGAATGAACGGGTCTTCGACCATGAAGTGCTTTTCGCCGACAATCTCAATCTCTGCCGTGCCATCGGAGACTTTCTGTGCCCCGTTTTCCGTATAGGTCTGCCCCTTCGGAATCTTGCGCTTCACGCGCCCCAGGTAGGACACGGAGCCCTTCTGCTTCTGGCTGACAGGAACTGCAACCCCCGCCTTCTCTGCTGATGACAGTGCCGCCGCTGCTGCTTGGTTCTTGAGCGAAGCGGACAACAGGTGCGACCAGTTGCGCAGGGTGTTTTGCATGAGGTCGTTCAGGTTGTCCGTCCCGCCTTGCAGCTTCTTGAATGCGTACTGATTCACCAGTCCTGACGCACTCTTCGGCCCCTTGTAATCGCCATCTTCCATTGCCCGGTAGAAGGGAACATAGAAATCCTTCTCCCAAATGGCGCGGTCTTCCTTGGCGACGATCCCCGCCTTCTCTGCAATGTCCAACACCGACTTGCTGTAGCTGTTGAACTTCAGCAGCATGGATTCATAGACCGCCTTACGGCTTCGTCCATCGGCCATCGTGCCGTCGTTCATGTCCTTCAGCGCAAAAATGTCGGTGTCGCTGAAAAGGTTCTCCCGCCCCTCCTTCTTCAACTGCTCCGCACGGTTCCCGGCGATCCAGGCAAAGAAGCGGTCATGCTCGCCGTTGAGGTCTTGCAGCGCACCGATCAGACCGCCCTTCTCAAGATTAACGTCGATAGCCCCGGCATCGTTCATGAACGGGCGACCGTACAGCAGCAGGGATTCCAGCGGCGCATCGGCTGACTTCGTGAGTCGAGCCAGAACGTATTCACGCTCCCCGAGTTCCTTCAACGGCGCGAACTGGTCGAGCAATCCTTGTTGCAGGCGCTTCAGTGCGTTCTGCCGGATGTCCTTCAGGCGTTCAGCGAGGGGCTTTTGCTGCGTCCAGATACCGGCCTTGCGCGCGGCCTCCTGCGTTTCGGCAGGCATCTGCGCAAGCCATTCCGGCATGTCGTTGCGACCGTTGAGGAAGGAATCGACCGTCGCACCGATGCGCCCCTTGCCCTGCTGCTGCGTGGCAGACGGTGCGCGGCGAAGGGTAATCGGCGCTTCGTTCGGGTCGAAGGCTCCGGTGTTGCCGGTCGCGGATTTGATCTGGTTGGGCGAAAAGACGATATAGCTCTCGCCGTCGCCTTCGTACCTGTTGCGGTAAATCACCCCGTCGACGCCGTTGTCCATCAGGATCGCGCGCAGTTGCTCGGGCTTCTCAAGGTAGCGGCGATTGCTCCACGGGGTAGTCTTGTCCAGGCTGCCGTGGCGCTGCACCCCCTCATCAAGCTGATCGTCCGTCAGGGGGAATGTGCCGTCGTACCGGGCGTCTGAAACAGCCCGCTTCAGGTCGTAGCTGTAGTCCCAGTTGTTGACGTCGCCGTCGTAGCGCCAAGGGTTCTTAATTCTCAAGAAGACAGGCGCGACACTCGGCTCGCCGCCCTCTTGCCGCACGTCACCATATACGCCGTGAATGGCCGCTTTGTTGGCCTGCTGGGATGTGCCGAAGTGGGCGCCAAAACCTTCCGCTACGCGACCTTCTTCAAATGGGACGTTGCCGCCGCGATACACCACCAACGGCTTACCGTCAGCATCAACCACCTTGCTGTCACCAAACCACCGCCAGAAGTTACGAATCCCTTCCTCGGTCGGGTGGATCGGTCGGCCTTCGCTGTTCGTGCGCGGACGTTGGATGCCGTCTACCTCGATGGTGCCCTGCTCGTTCCTGAACGTCGTCACTCCCGGTTCCTGCCGCAGTCCAAGCAAGTCGGCTAACCGCATCGCGGAGGCGTAGTCCGGGTCATCCTTGTTCAGCCTGCGCCCGTCGCTCGTCATCAGGTCATTGCCCGAAACTGTGACACCGTTGCGGGTGATGTTGCCATCCTTGCCCTGCATGTTCTGACGGGCTTTCGAGAGCATGAACAGGATGTCCGTTTCGCCAAGGTTCGACAGTTCCGCAAAGCCCTTGTCGCGCAGCCATTGGCGAATCTTGCCGATCAACTCCTTCATCTTATCCATCATCGACGGACGATCTTTCACTTGCTCGGCAATGTGGGCGAACACTTCCTCGGTCAGCACGAATCGGGCAATCGCATCATTCCATCGACGCTGCGCACCGGGCTTGCCTGCGGCCATGTCCGCGCGGATTTGGTCGAGTTCCTTCCTCTGCGCCTGTGCAATGCCCTTGATGTAGTCGCTCGCCTGCTGCCCCATGCCACGGCGCTGCATGATCTTGACGAGTCCGGCTTGTCCGCCGAGTTGCATGAACAGACGACTTGCCGTCTTCACGAAGTCATCACCGAACAGCGCGCGAACCCCCGCGTGCCCGATCACTTCATGGAACACGGTGGCCTCGAAGTCGGCTACAGTGCTGTGGTTCCCTGCAACGAGATAGACTTGCCCACGATGAAATACGCCCTTGGTATCGCCTGCGTTGCCGCCCTGGTTGCGGGCTTCCTGCTGTACCGTCGCCGGAAGCTGGTCGAACGTATTGACGAGCGTGACTTGTGGCGCGTTGGCGTACTTGGCGAGGAAACCGGAGAGGAATCCATCTGCTTGAGCGCGGGTGATCCGCTGGTTACTCGGGTCCGCGTCGGTCGCACGAAGGACTGACGGAGATTTATCCAGTCCTTCAAACCGAACGCCCTTAGTCTGAAAGAACTCCATGCCGCCATCGACCAAGTAAGCCTTCATCGCAGCTATGCCGCGAATCGTGACTTCCTTTCCGTCCGGGCCGTTGAATGTGTAGGTGCAAGACTGTGCCATCACTCACCCATTTCTTGGTCGATCAGCAGAATGCCGCACTCGTCGTCATTGGTGCGATCCAGGCGCGAAATCAGGTCGCCGTAAGCCCCGACCGCTTTGCGCTGAATCTCAAGGAACTGCAACAGGAATTGACGGGTGACAGGATCGTCCGCGCCTTCGTCGTCATCCATTGCGCGGTAGGCATCGGCGTACATTGCCAGCACGTCAGCCTCGGTCTTGTACGCCAGTTCCAGCGAATCCCGTAGCGAGCCGATCCGTGCCGTTGCGGGACTCAACGCGGGAACACTCGCCACTTCGCCCATGTCGTTCATGTAGTCGGCAAGAATCTGGTAGTGCTCCAGTTCTTCCGCCGATTCCTTGGCGAAATACTTCTGCGCGCCGAAGTAGCCGAGTCGCTGCAACTGATTGGCGATGTGCTTCCACAGGTGAGACTGTTGCAGTTCGGACTGAACCGCCTTGTTCAGCACGGCTTTGACTTCAGGCGAGAGCATGGACTTGATGGGCATCGTGGCACCTTATTTACAGTTGATTTTGACAGCGCCGCTATCTTCAAGCGCCTGAAGGATGTCTAGAAACTTGTCCTGCACCATGTTGATTTTGTCGGCGCGCGGATCGGCTTGAATGGCCTTCTTTGCTTTGTTGGCTTTTCGGGTAGAGGTTCCGTCGAGCGACTCAAAGAGGGATTCGAGTTCGGGATTTACGGGGAAGGATTCAGCCTGTTCTGGCTGCGCTTCTTGGGCTGCGGGCGCGCTCGATTGCTCGGCCTGTTTGGGCTGCTCTTGCGCTTGCTGCGCCGTTCCTTCGCGCTCCTGCTTCCTGCGCTCTACCTCTGCGCGGAAACGGTCGGATGGGGATTGCTCGGCTTGCACTTCCTCGCTCACCCCACCGTCGAACGTGAACATCCCGCCTTGCACGCCTTGAGGCTTTGCTTGGCTTTGCATGTCCATCGAGAAAGGAACGGCATCACGCTCGCGGTCTGCCTGCGCCTTGATGTCTTCGGTAGGCTGCTCCGACTCGCGTTGCGCGATGTCGGCGTTCGTGTAGGACGAAAGAATCTGCTCTGTCGGCTTCTGCTGATTGCCGTACCCGTAGAAGTTCGTGCCGGTGTGCGTGACAACCGTTTCGTCCAGATCGAACCGGCGCGCAGTCTCTGCACTGACGATGGGCTTGCCGTTTTCAAACGGCACTACGGGGATGCTGCGGCCACGCTTGACGCGCGCCATCCACTGCTTGTTATCCGGCGTGATTACGATGTCGCCATCCATCACGTCGAGTTCTGGAACGATGCGATCCCCTGCTGCGTAATTAGGCTTTGGTCCTACGCCTTCTTGCTGGCCTTGTCCTTGATCTGCTTGGCGCGCATCAGCACTTCCATCGCGGCCTTGCGTTCCTCGGGTGTCAGCTTCTTCAGCTTCTTGCGCGCCTTTTCCAGCTTGGAGTTCTGCATTGATTTCTTCCTCGGTAAAGCCAAGCGAGCGCATCGCGGCTTCAACAGACTGCCCCTCTGCGGCTTCGTCAAACGGATCAAAAGCATCGTCAAGGAAGCTCTTAACCGCTGGCGTCTGTTCATTGTAGCCCGCCAAATCCAGCGCGTAGGCACTTCGATCTTCGGGCGCGAGCGCGGCCTGTTCTTCCTGCGCGATTACGTCCGCTTCAATGTCAGCGAACTTGCGAACAGCGGTGCGAATGCCCATCTCGTTTGCACGCTGGCGGATGCGGTCGCGGTACTTGCGTTCTTCCTGCTTGGCAGGTTCGCTATCCACGTCTTCCAGTGAAGTCGGTCGATCGCCTGCAAGGGCTTGGCGCAGCAGTTCGGTCGCGCGCTCTGCACCGCTGCCCACGTCCGACACTTCCGCTTCGGTCATGAACCCGTTTTGCTGAAGCAACTCAGCAAGGCTATCGAGGTCCATTCCCTTCTTCGTGAAGACGCCCACCGCACCCGCTCGGCGCGGGTTGTTGTCGCCGGTCACATCCGACAGACGGTTCATGGATACGCCGCCTGCTTTACGGACGAGTTGCAGTAGGTTCTTCGGCTTCGGCGCTACTTCTTCCCGCCGCCCTTCTTGCTGCGTGCTCGGCTGCTCGACCATTTTGTTAGCGTTACCAAATTGGTCGGATTGTGGCGCTTGGGGTTGAGGGGCACCCTGCCTGCGGGCGAGTTCAGACTGTGCGGCTTCCTTCCATCCCGGCTTGCCGCTGACGGTTAGGTAGCGGAGCTGGTCATCAGTGCGGGCGGATACGTCGAACTGCGTGTCCGCTGCCTTCGCCTTTGCTGGCGTGGGATTCGGCGTAATCGTGTCCGTTGAAATGTCCGTGCTGGCGGGATAGATCGGGTCGGTGCGATCACGTTCGCCAGAAGGCGGAACATCCTTGTTTGTCCAGAATCGGACAGTCGTATCTGCGCTAACCTGAGGTTTCCCATTGATGATTGGGTGTGCAACAACAAGGTCGTTGCGCTGGTAATGCACGCGGTACGGCTTGCCGTCACGATCAAAAACAGTCGCGCCGTCGTTGATTGAGGTGTCACGAGTTACGCGACGGGTAGTTTCCTTCGCGCCTTCCTGTCCGCGCGCCGCTTCTGCTTCTTGAGCCAATTTTTGAGCCTGGGGCAGGCCATTGGTTACGCTCTCCGTAGTAGGTTGAGTTTGAACAGCGGTTGCCGGTGCAGGCGCCGCGAGTCCATCAGGCGCGGATTGTTGAGCACCTTGCTCCACATGAGGCATTGTTCCCGACTGTCCAGCCTGCGCCCGCGCTGCGAGTTGTGCTGCTTGCCCCTGTTCATTCGGCGTCCTCAAGTTACGGAACGGCACCACGGCAAAGCGATCAGCCAAAGCCGGATGCGGGATCACGGTAAAGGGCTCGTTGCGCTTCTTCGAGAGTTCGGCGGCTTTCTTCTGCGCTGCGGGTTCGTTGGCGAACGGCAAGGCTTTACGCGCGCTCTGCTCGGCTTTCTGATCCGTGAAGTAGGGTAGCGCCAGCGTCGGCGCGTTCTCGCCTTGCGCGGGCTGTACGCGCTCGCCAAGGGTACGCACGGGGGATTGATTGCCCTGCTGCCCGTCATCTGCCACACCGATGCGTCGCTGCGCCTGCCCTTCGATGGCATCCGGTGCGCGAGTCCGTCCCGCCGTGGGACGTTCGGCATCCAGCAATTCGCCTTCGCCCGCACGAATCGGATTGAGCGTGTCGTAATCTTCGTGGCTGATGCGCTCGAACGGCACGCCTTCTTGATTCATTGCACGAACCGGCTGCGGTCCCTGCTCGAAAGATAGCGACGGCTCAAACGGCATTGCGTCAGCCTGGAACTGCGCCGCGCGCAAACGCTCCTGCGTCTGTGCGTCGGTTTCCAGTTCGGGGCCGGTCGGCTGCATTGGCGTGAAGGCGAGCGGGTTCAACTCCGGCGTCTGCGTCGCCATGCTCGCCGCCTTCGATAGCGGGCCTGCGTTCGGGTCGATGGCAGGTTGAGGGGGTTGGGCAGGTTGTTGCGCCTGCGACGGCGTAATCGTGCGCGAAAAGCCACCGGCACCACCACCCAATACACCACCACCCAACGCGCCCATGACACCACCGAAAGCGGTGTCTTGCAGGTTTGCGGCTGTCGTCGGGTCTTGGTACGACGCCAACTGCTCGATGGGGTTCTGTACGAGTTCTTCCGCACCTTCGATGGCTGCGCCCTTCACCGCGCCCTTGCCAATCGCGCCCGCGAGCGAGTTTGCAGCGAACTGCTTCGCCAGTGCATCCCGCCCACCCTGACTGAGTGCCTTCAGTGCCCACTCTTGCGGGCCGAAGCGGTTTTCGATCAAGCCGACCGTTGCAGCACCCGCACCGGCAAGCGCCTTCGATGCGAGCGATCCTTCGTTGTTCGGATCGGCTGCAATCTGCTGCTCACGGATTCCGCCATAGGACGGCAGCGCCGCCATTGCCGTGGGTCCAAGCCACGAGATACCCTGACCGATACCGGCCACCAGCGGCGCAGCAGGACCGGCAAGCGGAGCAGCAGCAGTGATGCCTTGACCGAGAAGTCGCGCACCGACCACACCACCTACTGAAGCCGCAGCATTACCGACCGCTTCCTTCGTTGCCGTCCAAGGGCTGTCAGCTACGTCCGCGAGCGAATGAACCGCTGTCGGGTTTGCGTCAATGATGCCTTGCCCGCTCCGTGTCAGTGCGTTGTCACGATCCACGCCGGGGAGCACGTCGGCGGCAAGCTGGCCCGCGCTCTTGACCATCTGCCCGCCCGTTTGCTTGAGCGAGGCAACTAGACCCCCTTCAGGCTTCTTTGGGGGCGTCCAGTTCGGGTCAAAGTCGAAGCTGGACGAGCCCTGCCCTTCAGGCTTCCAAGCGGGATCGTAATCAAAGTTTGATGCCATGCGCTGCTCCGGCGTAAACGCAAAAACCCGCCATCAAGGCGGGTTCTTCTGTCGTGTGCGTACTAATCCAATGTGTAACCGGATGGTACTTTAAACGGGGGAAAATTTCATTTTCAACCGCCGTACCGCTTCATATACTCTTGCGAAATGGTCTTGTCGTCAGCGCCCGGATTACGCGCCTTCATTTGTGCTGCGTACTGCTCATAGCTCGGGGCTTGCTGGCCGTTGCCGCCGCGATTCCCGCCCGCCATCCGCAGTGCCGGTTCCGCGTATTGCTCAAAAGGAACCGGCTTCCCGTCCGGTCCCATCGGCGGCATCGTGCCGTAACTCTTGGCAAGTTCGCTAATAAGGCCATAACGCGCTTTCGTTTCCTCATCGCGTTCTTGGCGCGGCTCCTTACCTTGCAGCGTCAGCAAAGCCCGCCCCATCTGCTCTTTCTTCGCCGGGTCTTGCTCGGCCATGTACGCATCGCGCAGCTTTCCGATGCGCTGCTGCTCGGCCAGTTGCGAGCGCGTCATCTCGCCCTGCAATCCTGCAGTGAGTGCGCGGGTTCCGGCCTCTTGCTGGTCGATGCCCAGACGCTGCCGCTGCACATCGGTATGTGCGGCCTGCTGTGCGAGCGAACCTTGACGGTAGGCGTTTGTGCCTTCCATTTCCTGTCCGCGCAATGCAAGCTCTGCATTCGACTTGTCGCGCTGCATGTCAGCTTCGCGCATCCGAACAAAGGCATTCATTTCGTCACGCCCCATGTTCTTCAGGGCTTCCCGTTCGCGCGAGGCGCGGAATTGCGCGTTCGTGTCCTCGACCGGGTTGCGAAGCCCAAGACCTTTCGTGCCCTGGTTCTCGTTGAGGTACTGTTCCCTGATCGCGTTTGCACGGGCGTTGCGCTCGTTGGCAAGCTGTAGATCGACGCCTTGGGTGAAGCTCTGCGGCAGCGCATTCGCGCCATCGCCGGAAAACTCCATCACGCCGTTTTTCTGGCGCTGCGCCGTGATGCCCGTTCCGCGCGTAGCTTGTTCCGCGTTGTAGAGCGCGAGCGCGTTTGTGTCTGCACCCTTCATGCCTTTTGGTGTGCGTGCTTGCCACGCATCACGATACGCATCCGCTGCGGTGTCGCGCTGCATCTGCGAAGCGCCTTGCTGCCAGTCCGCGAAGTTCTGCCCGCCTGCCGCCGACGAGTTCGCCAGTTGATAGAGTGCGGTTTTCGCTGCGCCGCGCCCGGCTTCGTCGCGGTAGGCGTCGGGGGCCGGGTTGGGATTTGCCGGCTGCGGGGTTTGCGCTGCTTGCGCCGGGCTGCTGAATGCCGCACCAGCAAGGCCGCTCATGAAGCGACCCGCTGCGGGCGCTACAGCCTCAACAGCTTGCCTTCCGTACTCGTAAGCATCAAGCGGGATTGATCCGGCAGTTTCAAGCGCACCGCGAACAACTCGGCCAGCGGCCCCTGCGTAGTCGCCTTTGTTAAACCTACCCTGTGCGTCTTGCGCTGCCGTATTAAGCGCGTTCTGCGTAACAGTGAGGGTGTTTGCGGCGACTTTGTTCGCGGTTTTCTTCAGTTCATCAACCAATGCCATTTTTGAATCTCCTTAAACCCGAGTCTGTACAGAATCCGAACCTGTCGCTTGAGCTTGTGCGTGCAAGTTGTTGTAAAGGGACACTGCCGCCTGTCCGATGGTTTGCGCCTCGGCCAACAAGGCTTTCAGCTTGTCTTCGATGAGCGTTAGTTCGGCGGCTTGATTCTTCGATGCCGCCTCAAGCCCCATCTGTACGTTGAACTGACTCGCCTTCGTGCTCAGTTCCTGTGCGCTGATCCGTGCCCGGTAGAAGTCCGACACCGCAGAAATCAGCTTGCTCTGCGCGTCGTAGCCAATGCCGACCACGCGCGAGGCCACATCGGGACCGGATGCGAGCGACTTGATGTAATCCAGGCACGCACCCATTGCGCTCTGCCTCAGTTGCATCAATGCGGACACGGAGAATTTCTGCATATCAACCGACATTTCTGCAACGCGACGGCTGGATGCTGCGGTTTCCGCTTGGGCTTTCTTCTGAATTTCCACCGCTGCCGCAGTCGCCGCACCCGGAGGCACCGCGAACCGTCGCATAGCGAACTCCGCGAGCACGTCATCGGTCGCCCGCTGTGCTTCCAGTGCGATGCGAGAACGATCGCTTTCCCAAATCTGCGCCGCCACGGAAGGCGGAAGTCCTGCGTCGGGGTTTGCAATCGCCGCCTCTAGCCACGCTTCAGCAGCGGCATAGCTCGTGCTCTCGTCAGGAAAGTGCGTGGCCTTGAAGTCCGTGAACTTCCCGGCCAGCCATTCCCCGAGTTCGATGTACTTGGTGTCGAATGTGTTGAACGCATCGCCGTCGACTTCGGTCGGAATGGCGACTTCCGGCTCTGAAACCACGGGCGCAACGATCAGGTCTGCGCTGATCGTCGGTGCGGTCGTCGTGTCCAGAAAGCTCGATTGGGCGTTGGCAATCTTGGTTTCAAACTCGCTCTGCTTGGTGTCGGCTTTCTGCCACGAAGCATTGATGAGTTCGGCCAGGACCTTATAGACATAGGCCACCGTATCAGGGGGGGGCGTGATGATGCTCATGGTTCAGATTCTCCGGGTCGAGGCTTTGGCTTCGATGCTGGCTGAGGCAAGGGTGAAGTCCGCGCCGTTCGTATTGCTTAACGTCAGGCCGAACCAGTTCGCACGAAGCCCGCGCCCCAGATCGAATCGCTGCATCTTCAGCGCGGCATCGCTGCTGCGTGTGGTATAGGTGTATTCCCGCTCATCGGGGATGGTGACGGTGAGCGCCATCTTTTCCGGCGAGGCCACGCCCACATAACAGGCGATCAGGTGCTTGAGTTCTTCGGTCTGGAAGTTCAGCCTGCCAAGCCCGATGGTGCTGGCAATCTCGCTGCCGTTGTCCGTCTCCCCGGAAAGCGACAGCACACCAACCGGCGCAATGCCGTAGCCTTCAGACAGGGAGTTGAGCGCGTATCCGTCCCATTTCGTGATGGACTTGGTTTCGAGATTCATGCAGTACCCGCACGAGACGACAAGCCGCTCTTTTGCCAGCTCCATGACGTAGGCCGTACCGGAGGCAGGCGGATCGAAGTCAATGACATCTTCCGTGGGCGAAGTGACTTGCCCCTGATCGTCACCGATCACAAACCCCTTATCCCCTACCCACCCCACAAGCGTTATCGTCGGGAAGCTGAATGCCGTTCCCGGCACCGCGCCATAGTTGCGCACATCCCGGATCATCTCGGACTTTTCCAGATCACCCGGAATCCACTGCGTCTTGTCGGTGACGACATACACGCCGGACTGATTGGGCGCCGTGACCGAGATAGCGGACTCGAAGCGGATGAATCCTTTGTCTGCCCGGTAGTAGCCCATGCGGTAAGGTTCGCTGTAGTAGAGCGTGTCGCCCTTGATACCGCACAGTCGCCCCATGTGGACGAACAGGTTTGTGCAGGCAGGCATCGATTCAATGTACTTGTCTTGCCCCGTCTTGCCGGTCGTCGTGGTCGTAATATCGACCGATGCCGTTCCCGTTGCGACGGTCGAATACAGCCCTAGCGCGGTGCCGTTGAGCTTCGAGACATACACCTTGACGTGTGTCGCGCCCGTCGTCGCGCCCGGCAGGGTGACGCGGATTGCGCCTGCCGCTGAGAGCGTAACCACCGTCGAGGCCGACAAGCCGCCTTCCTCGCCCGTCGTGGCGTTGGCGTACCCGACCGCCACCAGATACTTTCCCGCAGTCAGCGTGCCCGCGATGTTCGATGTGGCGGGCGCGGACGGGGTAGGTAGTGCCCACGGATACACAGTGCCATCCGATACGATGCGCCCCGAGTCCGTGCCGTTGCTGTAGTAGATGGACCCGTCATGCTCCGCGTAGCTCATCGGGTCATCACTGGCAAGCACCTTGACCAGCGTTTCGGAATAGGTCGGCAGCGTGATGCGGTAGAGCGCAGACCCACGAACAAGGTAGTTCTTGAACAGCGAATGCGCGCCCGTCATCGCTTGAATCAGCGTCAGCCCCGGCCTGCGATGCACTCTACCCGCCTTGTCGAGATACACGTTCGACGCGGCAGAGAGATAAGCGCCCTCATTCGTGCTCAACGCAAAGTCTTCAAGGCGCGTATTCAGCCCGAGAAACGGACCCATTTGAACAGGTTTCACTGCACCGCCCCGATATAGTTCAGTTGATAGCTGCTTGACTCCGCTTCAGTCATGGGCAGGGTTCCAAAGATTTTGTAATTCCCAGAGTTTATATCCTCGTAACACTGCACAAAAGACGAAGACCCGAGGCAATTCGATGTAGCTTTCATGGTTTGCTGCTTTTCAGGGAGCGGTGTAGACGACTCAAACCATGTAGCGTACTCACCGTCAATCACACCCGGCTCACCCGAGTCCGTCAGGATTTCGCGCATCTCGCCATCAATGAATGCGCTTGCGACCATTGAGCCATTCGACGGGACAATGTCCACGTGAGCGGTCAAGTGCGCTTCCGGGTTCGGGTGGTACTGGTTATACGCCTTGGCACAAGGCGTTGCCCACGGATCACCGCCCGCAACAGCTCCGGGGTATGCGTACTCGTCCACTGGATCAAGCGCATTGATAAATGCGCCAAAATCCGTGTTGCTCAACATGCATCCGCTCAGCTCGCGCACGGCCCCGTTACGTGTCTCGTTGATAATGTAGTTATCGAACAGGTTATAAACAATCTTGTCTGGGTTGAACTCGTAGAAGGTATATGAGTACGATTTGGTGCCTGCGCCGTGCGTGTGCTTTTTACCGAAAATAACGCTTTCACGATCACCGCCAGGAATGATCGCAACACCCTCAGTGACGTTATTTGGTGTTGTCTCAACTGTTGTTGTTGTTGTGCTCCACCAGTTCCGAGCCCATGCTTCTGGGTAATCGTTCGTATTGGAGAGAATTACAACTCTCGAAACAGCAGTGAAACGCAAGTCGCTGTTGTTTTTTACGGATGTCGACCCGTTGCTCGGACCTGTCGTATCGAACACGCCCACCATGTACGGGCCGCCGCTTGTGTCTCCAGATGGGTCTTTGATGCGCAATTCTCTCAGCGCGCCCGTCTTGTCGAAAAATACGTGCAGCGGTGTTGATGACACTCCTGGCGGGGCGTTTGTGCGTTCTTCCAGCCCGAGGGACATGCAAAAACCGTACATATCGTCCCAAACCTTGGCCTGCTTTGGCGGCGCATAAAAAACGCTGGTTTCCAGTTCAGAAAAAGAGCCGCTAGTGGACGCAATCGGAGGTGAAACAAGGTCGTCAAAACTCACGTGCCCATTCAGCACGTTGTAGGCATCTACATCGCGCATGTAATGCGCCTTGAGCCGAACGTGGGCAGGCGCTCCAGGCACGATGTACTTGGCGCGGATTGCATCGACAGCACTTGTATAGACGGGAGCCCGAACAGACCCAACAGAAAAGTTGGTCTTCAGATAGTGCGCAGTCTTGTAGTCAGTGCCCGGGCCGGTAACGCTCTGAACGGCAATGACACGCGCCTCGGTCCCGCTGTAGTTAAACGCCCATCCGAGCTGTGTGGCAACGCCCTGAGATGACGGATAAACCCCCATCTGAGACACGTCGAGCAACTTGATCGCGCAGCCCGACCTTTCCCATGCAGCAATTGTTTGAGGCGTGATGTTCTCGCCGGTCGGGATGCCTTTGAACTGAGGCCACCCCACCATGAACTCATCCAGCGCGGACAACTCGGCATCCGTCATCGACTCATAGAACGCGGGAAGATCGCTGCCATGAATCCGTGGCAGCAGAAACGCCCATACCCCTAACGCTTGGTCGATCAGGATCACCCACGGATGCCCATCTGCCCCAATGGTCAGTCCGTGCGATTCATCAAATCGGTAGTTGTAACTGATTTGAACGTTCGTTCCGCTTTCTTGTGTCGGAATGCACGATACAGGCAGGGTTATTCGCGTGTCGTAACGGGACGACGCGGGAATCTTCCCTACCCCAAGCAGCCACTGAACCAGCGAGCGCATTTTGCCGGTGTATTTGTACGGCTGGACAACGCTGTATTGCGTGACGGCAACAGAACTTGCAATGTCCGTCGGCTTTGTGATTCGACTCGACAGCGTGACCGCAAGCCGGTCTGTCTTCCACAATGCGCCAAGGTTCATGCCGGTCTGGATGGCGCTATACGGGGTTGTTCTCAGCACCCCCGCCAAGGTCGGCTTTTCAGAATCATAGAACCCGCCGATCACCACGCCCGACATCATATCGGGCAGTCGGCTAACAACTTCTTCGTCTTCTTCCTCATCCACTCCGTAATGCACGAACCGCAGCATGCCGCCGTGCGTGCGAAGCCGGGTAATGGACCCATCCGCATGAAGCTGTTCGACGGTTTGTTGCGACAGCGGATCGCCGACCTGCTCGAACATCGTCCGCTCAATGGACTTGCCTTGAGCTGTTCCAAAGCGAGCCGGAAGGAACTTGTCGAAATCGTCAGCCATGCGATGGCACCCCGCTTACTAGGCTACTGCCTTGAATGGTTCCGATGGCTGGATTGCCAAACTGAGGAATGATGACGGGCACTTTTCGCCATTTTGGACGCCTCCCTACCGTTGCCCGCCCGAGGCTGGTTCCAGTCGCGCGACCATCGGTAGAGAATGTCGGAACAGGAATCCGCTGAACTCGAGCGCGAGGCCGGTAGTTGCTCAGAACCAACGATCTTCCGAAGCACAGGCCCGTCGCGGTTGCCGTAACAAGGCTGCGCCCCTGAACGGCACTGGATGCGCTGCACTTGCCAGCAAAGTCTTTGTTAAAAACGCCGCGCCCGTCTGCAAGGGACGTTCCCGCCGATGTGCCCGTCGAGATGAGCGAAATCAGAGAGGGTGCAAACGCACTTGACGAGCCTTGCGACGACCCGACAATAACCGCAAGCACGTCCCCATAGCCCTGCACGACAGCAGAAGAAAAAACGTTGCCCTTGGTGACGCCTGCCGCATTCCCCGTTCCGACAACGAACGAGGTTCCATAGATGACATCCGGGGTTCTGTAAGAATGGGTGGCGTCTGCCGTCGAGGCGCTATTGGCGGAACCCACCGATACCGCCGTGACAAGCGAAACGGCATTTGCGTAACTTGTCGAGGTGATCCGGGGGCGTCGAATCTCGGATTCCAGCCAATCCACGCTAGACTGACTTGGAACCGGACGCACATATCCTTCGTCACCGCTCCACGATGCAGACGCAGCAGAAGGCGAAGGGCGTGTATAGCTCATCCTGGGATGACCCTGTTCACCTTGTCGTTGTAGAGCGTGCCCGCGTCATCATCGAGATAGACGACGGTATGCTCTGCTGCCGGAAGGTTGTTGAGCGCAAAACTGCCATCGGCTGCACTCGTTGTTGAAACAATCCGCTGATAATACGTGCGCGGGAACGCGACAATCAGCCTTGATGCGGGCGCGTTTGTGTCATCGAGAATTGGGGATGCAGCGGATGTAGAAATGCTGCCGATCAGCTTTGCAGGCGGCGTAAAGTCTTCCGTCCAGAGTGCCGACCCTTTAACAACAAGCACATCCTGAACGTAACCTTTTAAAACATTCCCAACGAGAACTTGGTTTATTTCTGAGAAAATCGCCCCGGCGTTCGTTGTATAGCCATCAAGCACGCCGTTCAAGAACAGCCTGAACATCGATCCGCTTCGCGTCAAGGCGACGTGATACCACTGGCCGGATAGGACCGTAGTCGCGCCGGTAACGACAATATCGTCAGACGTTCCAACTGTTGAGCAATAAGCAACGGGCTTGCCGTCTGATTTAAGAGCAATGCTCCATGCTCTGGTGTTTGACCCACTGTTATACTTTGATACAACATATTGAAGCGTGTTTGTCCGATCGAAATTGACCCACGCAGCAACAGTAAAGTCGCCAGTGCCAAATGCAAAATCTGTCCCGGTTGGAACGGCAAGATAGTCACCTGCACCATCAAAATAGGCGCTCGATCCGTAGTACTGGAATTTTGCCGTGACTGTTTTTGTGTCACCATAGCGCGTAACCGTCTTTGGCAAGGCTGAATAGTCAGTGAAAACCGTCCCGTTATTCGCCCCGCTGAGAGGCAGCAACAGCGAGACTTTGCTGTAATCGGGAATCGTGGCAGTCATGCTCAGTCTTCTTGAATCGCGGTCGCGGTGCTAAGGCGCGGGGTAACGCCCGTTGCGACGGAGATAGCGGGGCTGATCGGGCCGGAATACAGAATCTTCCCGACGCCCGAAGCATCGGTGCCGACCGACCAATGCGTGATAGACGCCGTGCCGCTCGTGCATGTCGCAAACTGGATTTCGGCGACCGGATTCACTACGTTATCCGTGATCGTCCAGCCCGCCGCACTGCGCGCTACCGCCACCCGAGCATACGCGCCATAGACGGTTTCGTTCGTGTTCTGCGCGCCCGCTTCGCCCGGATCAGCCGTGTGCAGCGCGCAATACAGGTTCGTCAGCGGGGCCGTGCTGTTGTTCTGTGCGATGTAGGTAATCGCCGTGCCGTGAAAGATCAGCTTGAGAAAGTCGTTCTCGAAGGTATTGCCTTTGCCAGCCATGTTGAATCCTTATTGAACCGTGAGGAAAGGTCGCTGGTCTTGAACCAGCAGGAAGGGGGATTGTTGCTGCACCGTCACGAACACGGAGCGGTTCAAGCCTTCGATGCGAACGCCCTCCAGACCAACGCGCCCGTATTGGAAGGTCAGCGCACTGCCGGAAAGGATTCGGGATGACGAATACGCCAATCCACCCTGCGTTGGGGTAATCGACTGGCCTGAGAGCGAAACCGTGACCGGGGTATCGGTCGAGTTCGACAGCGTTCCGGTCGATACCGTGATCGTCTGCGATGTGACGGCCAGCAGCCTTGTGCTGCCGACCGCGCCTTGATCGACGGCGACCGACTGGCCCGATAGCGATACCGTGACGTTTCCACCAATCGAGGTGGAGAGCGTGCCTTGCGCCGTAGCGCTCGCCTGCCCTGTCAGGCTTACGGTGACGCCCGCGCTCGTCGTCGTCAGCGTCGTGCTGACCGGTCCAACAGTCGTCGCCCCATCGTCCCAAACGACATAGGCTACGTAGTCCGTGCTCGGAGTGAGTCCGCTTGCGTCAGGGACAAACTGATACGTGCTGCCCGTACCCGGATCGACATCCGAGTCGGTATAGACCGGCGATCCTGACCAGCCAGAGCCAATCGTGTAGGTCGGAGTCGCGGAGCCTGCGGGATAGATAGCGAGGCGCAGCGTGCCCGCTGCCGGGTTACTGCGCGAGACCGTGATCGTTACGCCAGTCTGCGTGATGTTGGACGCGGTGACGGCGGTGATTGAAACACCAGTAGTAGTCCACGCGGGGCGCAGTTGTCCATTACCACCCGTATCGAAGGAGCGGACAAACTGTGCAAGCATTAAAGTGTCGCCGCTGACATAAAGAGAGTGTCTAGTGCGGGCTCGCTCAACCCAAGCAAAGGCGCAAGTTCGGACACGAAGCCATTATGGCGCTGCACTTCATTTGAGTATTCCCATTCAATTTGTGCCGCAGATCTTTTTGGTTCGGGCAGCGCCGCAATAGCAGCCTCGACCTCTCCCAACAAGCCGGCTTGCAGCAAAGCAAGACGAGCTTGTCGCATGGTGATGGTCGTCACTTGCTGTCGAAGCTGCGGATGGTTCATCGCTGCATCCAGTGAGTCGGCCCACACCCACCCGTCGACAGGGTATATATATTCGTCTTTGAATTCTGCCTGTAATTCAAACCCCGGACCGTAAACAAAGCTCGGGGCTGTCAGTAGTTCATCACCTAATCGCTTAAAAAACGGCATTTTTGTTACCCCGTGACAGTCCAGCCTTTGTCTGTTGCAATTGAAGGATTATCTGTGGCAGTACCCCAGTTGTTAGTTACTGTAATTGTTTTACCAACTACAGTTCCCAAATTTGTGTATACGGAATTAAGCTCAGTGTCAGATAATTTTGCTCCACTGTAGCTAATATTCACACCTGTCCCTGACAGTGCCCCCTTCTCAAGAGAAGAGCAACCGTTGAACATGCTACTAAAGTTTGTCCCAGCCGCAGTATTAAGCAGCGGAACACTTTGAAGAGAAAAGCAATTACTAAACATGTTGCTAAAGTTTGTCCCAGCCGCAGTATTAAACAGCGGAACACTTTTAAGAGAATAGCAATTACTAAACATGCTACTAAAGTTTGTCCCAGCCGCAGTATTAAACAGCGGAACACTTTGAAGAGAAGAGCAATTACTAAACATGCTACTAAAGGTTGCCACAGCCGCAGTATTAAACAGCGGAACACTTTTAAGAGAATAGCAATTACTAAACATGCTACTAAAGGCTGTCCCAGCCGCAGTATTAAACAGCGGAACACTTTTAAGAGAAGAGCAACTACTAAACATGCTACTAAAGTTTGTCCCGGCCGCAGTATTAAGCAGCGGAACACTTTGAAGAGAAACACAAGCACTAAACATGTTACTAAAGTTTGTCCCAGCCGCAGTATTAAGCAGCGGAACACTTTGAAGAGAATAGCAACTACTAAACATGCTATTGAAGGCTACAGTGGAGTTTGTCAGCAACTGGAACTGCTCGAGTTTGCTGTGGCTTATTGTAGATAAATACAGAGAAAACGTACCTGTCGCATGCAATGATGCTGTGCAATCAAGCCAGCCTGTCGAATATGTTTGCAGTCCGGTCTGGCTATGTTTCACAGCTAACGACATACTTGTGAGCGACTGCGCAGACTGTGGCGTTACTGTGATTATTGCCTGCCGATACCCTCGACTGCACTCCGAGCCTACTAATGCAGCAGTGTTGTAATTAATATTACGCTCGGCAACAACGCCCGCAGCATAATTAGTAATCGTTCCATCGCCCCAATCGACGGTATATGCGCCGTTAGCAGACAGTGCTACAAAGTTTGCGTTTTCTGGATAAACTGCATGTAACCCAACAAACTTTTGATCGGACTCCCCTATAATCGGCAGCGGCAGCCAATCTGCGGGACGCACCCACTCAGAATCGTAATAATACATATCAACGCCGGATGCGACGTTGGATGTGGCGACTTTCCCCTGAAATGTAGGACTGGCTTTATGGTCGGATACATTGGGCTTATAAAGGATAAGGTAGCCCGAAGCGCCTACATTCAGCCCGGTCACCTTACTCAAATCTAGGCGCAAGAAGCCGTTCGCGTCAGTGTTGGCGCCAGCGGTTTTACCGATTGGACGCTGCATCCCCAGAGGGGACTCGACATCCCACCACAACGCCTGAACTCCAGTTAGGTTCGCTAATGGAGAAGCCCCGTCGAACAATTGAATTTCGACACCAATCGGCATTGTCAGATTACTCCATAGTGTCGCGCGAGCATTCCCGGCGACCAGATTTCAGGGTCCGTCAGTCCAAGAGCCTTCGCGACCCACTCCGAGCAGAACCATCCGGCACTCGACACAGGTAGGCGCAGCACTTGCTGGGTGAGCAGATCGAGCCAGCCATACGGCTCACCTTTCGTACGCTCGTACAGCGCCAGGACTTTCGCCTCGTCCGCGTCGATGTCGATCACGGTCCAATGCGGCTGCGTCAGATCGATCTGCTTGCGCCGCACGCCCCCATCCCGAATGCTGGACGAGTAGCACCAGCCGTCGATGACAAGCTCGCAGTGGCTGTAGGGCGAGCGCGTCCACCAGCGGATGATGGCGTTGCCGATCTGGCCCTTGCCTTTGTAGAGGGCGAGTTTCACGATCACATGCGCAGCAGCGCGTTGGTCGAATCGTTCGTCGGCATGGTCAGGGTTAGCGTTCCAGCCGTAACGGTCTGAGCGCCGAACGTCCAAACGCCGATTGCCTTGTTCGTGCGGGCGGTGTCGTAAATCATCACCGCGTCAAACAAGGTCGAAAGCGTGACGGTCGTATAGACAATGTTTGCGCTCGGGGTCCAATAGACCGTCGTACCTGTCACGGCAGGGGCATTTGCAGCAGTCACCGCCACGCCGCCAGCGGAATAGTTCGTTCCTGATACTTCGCCGGTCGCGGTATAGGCGGTATTGCTGCCGTTGGTTGTTGCCGAGGCTAGATACAGCGCCGCCTTGAGGGTCGAGATGCCGCCCGGAAGAATCGCCGTCATGGCGTCCTGTTTGAATTGCACCGAGACTGCTTGCGTGTTCGCCATGATTAGAATCCTTGCTGATGAATTTCGAGGGCTTTGGGTTTGAGTGCGACTTCAACATCACGCCGCACGAGTTCATCGCCGTAGCGATATTCGGTGGCGATCACCTTCGCGTCTTCGTAGTCCTGCTCGATGATGGACTTCACAAGATCGCTTTCAGGAAGGTCGCCTTTGGTGGTGTGAATAAGCATGGTCATTCCGTGGTCGTGGTGGTTTCTGGCTCGACCACGAAGGCCGAGTCTGCTTTGCAGATGGGGAAGGTCTTGCCGTCAGCCGTCATCAGTTCGATGTCGGCGACGTAGGCTTTGACGGGGAGGGTCGATTGAACAGGCGTGAGACTCAGCCAGATCGCATCGCTTGCGAGGTCGATTTCGAGCGTGCCGTCCTGCGTCTTGAACGTCGCAATCACGGTGCCGTCGATTTTGTCTTTCACATCCATGCGCGCGGACACGTAGCTCGACAGGATCAACGGTTTGCGAAACGCCAGTTGCCCGGTGTTCTCGACGTGAGCCTTGAAGCCGGCTGCGTTGATGTCGTTAATCTCGACCGTATTGCCGTCGATGCGTGTGATCTTGCGAAGCTCGGCATCTTTCGGCGGGTTGTTCTCCGCGTTCAGATCGACCAGCCCTTTCGCGTTCATCACCGCTGCGCGCCATCCATCAGGGATGCCGTGACTTGGCGCAGTGATGCGAACCGGCGCAGTGTTCTCAATGGTCGTGATTTGCGCGTAGTCCCACTCGCCTGACTCAATACGAATCGGGATGCGGACGGTCGCACCTTTGCGGATCACGAGGTTTAATTTTTGGAGAATCACGACTTCACCCCGAAAATTGAGCGGTGAATCGCCCATGCAATGACGCTCGCGGCGAGGATCAGCCCGCCAATGGCGATCCCACGGATCGGCATCGGACCTCGCTTTACACTGTCCCCGACATGAACCTCGCCCTCAAAGCCGAAGACGCTTTTTGCGGGCTTATCCAGACGACGCGGCGGCACGTAGTGAGTCACCGTCCCGTCCTGCGCGCGGTGCAGCACGTGGGGCATGCCCCAGTGCTTCGAGAGGACGAACTCCAGCGCACCACCTTCCTTGTGCCAGCGGTCGAGCGCGTACGAAAAGCAGTTCATCGCCACAACTCCATCCAGGCACGCAGGATTCGCCAATTGGCCGAATGAAATGCGTAGAACACGCCGTACCAGCTCACCGGGCGCAGGTGGATTTGCCTCCACTTGTCCATGTCGATGACGCGATGCGGGCTCATCTCAGCCCCTTGTTACGGTCGTCGATGCGCGCCCAGATCGAGTACGCCACGCCCGCCAAGGCAACAACGTGCGGGAGCAAGGTGGAGAGCGCGGTCAGACCAAAAGCCGATGCGACTTGAGAGATTGTCTGTACGTCCTGCGCGGTGACGGGAGAGTCTGGGGAAACCACAACACCAGCCACAGTTGCCGCGCCTGCCACCACGCCACCGATAACAGAGCGGGTAGTCGCCAGCGGGCGTTCAATTGCCAGCGCCTCGGCGGCGTTCTTCGGTGCAGGCGTGTCGATGTTGTTGAAGTACAGATGCCCCGGCGTTTCGTAGCAGGGCAGCTTGCCCTTCGACCATCGCGGCTTGACGGCGCGCGTGTGGTAGTGCGTGGCGGTACGGGTCTTATCGACCAAAGCACTGGTCAGCGCCTGTTCTGCGACTGCCCAACATTTGTCGAACCACGCATCGCCTCGCTGCGCGCGGAGCATGCGCGGACGGCCTAGATCGCCTTCGTTCCACACGGAGAACTGCAGCGGCTGCAGGCATACATCAGCGACGTTTCCCGGCCAGTTGCGGTAATTGACCCGGTTGAGGATTACGCAGGCAATTGCCGTAGCATCTTCGATGTCGTTGGCTTTCGCCTCACCGTAGATCGTGCGTGCCAGAATTTCAGTTTCGGTCATCTCACTCGTCCTTGATAATCAGAGTCAGCGTGTCGATCACGTGCTGACGAGGCTCGCCGGTGATCGGGTCAAACTTCGTGGCGACTTGATGCGCAAATAGCGCATGCCCTCGCACCGTGACCAGGCGATTCACCAGATGGGTGAGCTTGGATTCCATCGCCTCGATACGAGACTCCATGCGCCGCTCGTTTTCTCTCAGGCGGTCGATGTCTTCCCGAAGGTCAGTGATGATGCTGTTGCGTGCGACATCGCCTTTTGCCTCGATGGCTTGCCGCAGAATCCACTTACCAATGAGGACAAGCGCGCCTAATCCGCCTGCTGTCGCAACAGCGGCCTCGATTAACTCGGACGAATTCATCATCCAAGCGGGGCGGCGTCGGTGACATGACGCTGCCGCATCCATTCTTCGTTGCGGGCACTGACCCGAGCACCGAACTCAGACTCAAACTGACGCAGCGCAATCGCGGCCTTGTTCGGGTCAAACATATCGGCGTCCTGCCGCGAATACGCCCGGTAGAGCATCCAATTCACCAACGAGCGATGGTGTTCTTCTCGAATTTCCGGCTCGTCGGTGTCCGCTTCCATCTTCACCGGCAGGCGCTCGACGGTAAGCAGCAATTCCTCGTCGCGGATCGGCTTCGGCCACAGCCGCACCGCGCCGTGCTGGTAGTCCGTCACGAGTACCCGAGGAATGCCGGTCATGGTTTCCCATGCGGAGGTGCCCCGGTCCAGTTCATAGATCGTCAAGAACTCAAGGGGGCGCGCTTGGCTTTTCAGGCGGGCGCGGATGATGCGCAGCACCTTCTTGTCCAGCAGAACAACCGGCTCCCCTGCCGACACAGAGGCGGTAAGCGACGAGTCACGCAGCGGAACCGACCGGCGCACCGCTTCAACCTGTGCCTCGTTGGCGTAGAGTGTCGCCAACCCATCCGGCACAAAGTAGGGTTTGACGCTATCGAACGATTCCGCCCGATACGCCGCGATCAGTTCCGCGAGCGTCATGATTAGGTGCGCTCGGCAAGAATGTTACGCAGCCACGCCGGACCCTTCGGGTTCGGGTCGTGATTGACCGAGAACGGATAGCGCAGCGCATGGTGGCTACGCAGCCGGTTGAACTCGGCTTCGCCCTTGCGCTCATCCAGCGTCTGGTTGAACGTGGTTTTCTTCATCCGCGCCAAGCGCTCGACATAGCAGCGGCGCACGTCCTGCGGATAACCCCGGCGAATGAACTGGTTGATGCCATTCACCGAGACTTGCACCAGCGGTTCTTCGATTTCTTCGGTCGAGTCATGTACGGTGATATTGACCATCTCGCGCATGAAGGCTTCTTCAGCGAACTTGTCGTCGGACAAGACGCGATCCACCACTTCGATGTCAGGCGAACCGGAGCCGATCTCGTCGATGTTGAACTGGCTCTCTTTGCCAAGGTATTCGTTGGTCGTGTCGACCATAGGGCGTCGTGCCATCTTTACGGCTCCAGAAATGAAAAACCCCGCCGAAGCGGGGTTGTGGGTTGAAGTTGTTGAGACTTAACCGCGCGCCTGCCAGTAGCAGGTTTTGCTGGCGAGGATCGCGGCCAGCGTGGCGTTTTGAAGGACACGGAAGCCACGTTCATCAACGGTGATGCCGCCGTTGGTGGTTTCGAGCGTCACTGCGCCCGCCGCAGCGGTCTTGATACAGTTGTTCGCCGCCATGCCCTCGAACCACTCAATGCGAGTACGGTCGGTGGCGTTGATCCACACGACGTAGCGCGGCTTGAAGCCGGTCTCGATGCGGGTCGAGTCTGCGGCGACGATAGCGGTCGCGTCATAGACAACCGAACCAGCACCGAATTGCGCGGTGCCCTGGTCAGCGGATTGGGCGCGGGTTTGGCCCGCAGTGTTGTCAGCCATTTGCTTTCTCCTGAATGGAAGCGGGGGCCGTAGCCCCCGTCAGATTCGTTACAGTGCGGTCACGCCGACTTCGGCAATCGCCATCCAACCGTCGTTCAAGATGGTGGCGTTCATGTAGAACTTGGCACCGATGAAACCGCGCTGGCCGAGCGGGTCGCTCTTGTCCTTCTGGTTCGGCGGGATGTAGGTCGGGTCGAGCGAATCCGAACCGCGCAGCGCCACTTGGCCCCAGGCGTTTTCACCGCACACGATCACCGGATAGACATCAACGTTAGTGGTCGAAGCGACCAGACCCGTCGAACCCACGGCAGCACCGGAGTTCAGGTACGGCGCGAGTTCCGGCGACACGATGAAGCGGTAGTTTTCAACGCTGCCGATTTCCTGCTCGTGCATCGGCTTGCGCGAACCGTACTGCGCGACCGACGTGAAGCCGGCGATGTTACGGATGTCGCTTTCAACGTCCGAATGGCAGAAGACGAGATAGCCCGCTTCGACAGGCTTCGTGCTGATGTTCGGCGACGGAGCGAGGATCGAGGTGATGCGCTTGGCGTGGTTGGCTTGCAGGTTGCGGCTGATCTTACGGATCAGGTTCAGCGTCAGCTTGTCAGCCACGGTGCCACGCGAAGAACCGCCCGCGTAGTAGGCGTTCGAACCGGCCTTGAAGGTGCCGTAGCGGATCATCTCGCGCAGCAGGCCGACGCGCTCGCCGCACAGTTGCTTCATCTCCGAGGCTACATCGTCCTCGTAGGTGTCGACAACCTGGTCGGTCAGCTCATACAAGCAGCCATATTGCTTGAGCGTCACCGTGATGTCCTGCGGGACAAGGCTATCGGCGCTCGGGGTCACACCTTCGGTCAGCTCGTGCGAATTGACATCCACAAGCGGGCGGTTGATGGTGTTGTAGTTGGTCGCCGCAGCACCGAAGGGCAGGTAGCGACGATAGACGACCGTCTTGCCCTGATTTTTGGGCGCTTGGCGCTGCTGGCCGGTGATGCCGAGGACTTCGACGGCGATGGCGTGGGCGAGGATTTCGCCCTTGATCTTGTTAATCCGCCCTTGCGGATTCGAGTAAGTAAATTGGCTCATTTCTGAAGCTCCTGATTTTTACCGCTGCCGGACGCTATAGAAACCGGCAGCAAATTCATCGTCGGCGCTCGGCGCAGTCGTCACCCTGGATGGCACTCCATCGGGGGTTAGTGCTGCTTCCAAGCGCTTTTGGCTTTTCGCGCTGCGGCTTTGGGATGACTTTTGCCAGTCCTTGAATCCGCCGATCACGGAACCCAAGACCTTTGCGCTTTCGGTCGTGTGGTAGGTCTGCTGCACGTCTTCGGGCTGCGTTGCCAGCCACAGAGCGAAGTCCTGTGACGTGACGGTTTCGCGCCATCCGTCATGCAACGTGTCCATGAGCGCCATTTGGATTTCGCGCTGGTAATCGGCAGGCGCGACGGCAGGGGCACTTGCCTTGGCTGCGTCGGCTGCGACCTTGCGCGCGATGCGGGCGACTTCCGGGAAATCGCGCTCGAAGTCATCTTCAACATCACCGTCTTCAGCGGGCGCATCGTGCGTCGGCTGTGCTTTCGGTGTTTTGAGTTCCTTCAGCGTCCCATTAAGTTCGCCGATCTTGCCGTGCGCTTGACGAAGTTGCTTCTCGATGTCGTCCACACGGGCTGCGCGTTCCAGCAGCGTTTTGATCTGGCTTTCCGTCAGCCCTGCCAGCACCGGCTTTTCTGCTTCCGGTTCGGCGTCGGCTTTCGGTGTCTCAGGCTGTTCAGCGACTTCCGATTGCGGCTCAACGGGAATTTGTTCTTTCGGTTCGGGCGTTTGCTCGTCGGAACCGCTGCGGACGGCGTTGAAACCGGCCTCAAACTCGTCGTGGGCTTGCTGTTCGGTCTGCTGTTCTTCCTGGCTCATGGGTTACTCCAATAAAAAAGCCCGCACGAGGCGGGCCGGTTCTTGCGTGACAGAGGGGAGCTAGTAGCTCTCGTCCATCTCAAACGCCGGGGATGGGTCTTTGCCCATCGCCAGCACAAATTCTTTGAGTTCCGCGATGCGACCACGAAGTTTTGCGGTCGCAATCGGATCGAGTTCGCCGTCATTGCGCTGGCGAAGCTCTGCTAGTCGTTCTTCGGTGCGCTCCACGATGTAGCGCCACGTTTGGGACTCGCGCTCGATGTGCAGCTTTGCCATCACTGAGCGAAGCCCGGTTCTTCACCGCCCTCGATCCCCGCCTCCATCCCGACAGCCGGATTAGCGGGCGTGAGCGGATTGGTATTGCGCTCGGGCGGCATCACGTCCAGACCTTGCGGGACTTCCGGCACAATCGGCGGCAGGTCTTGGTCGGTGTAGCCTGCGGACTTCAGCAGCGCATCGGCCAAAGGTGCAACAGCCGGTTGGATAGCGATGTTCTGCGCGGCCTGCGTTGCGCTGAACTGCGACTCGACCGCCTTGTTCGTCGCTTCGGCATCGGTCTTGCGCGTCTGCGCCTGGATCAGACTGACCTTCGCCTCATCGACCGGATTGGCTTGCGGCTGCGTCAGTTGTGCGAGCTTTTCGGGCGAATACTGGATCGTCTTCGGATCAAGCCTCTGCCCCTTCAGCAGTTCGCCCGCCAGTTTCACCGGGTCCAGCCCGTAGATCGGGTTCGCGCTCGCCTGCAACAGCGTCATCAGGAACTGCTGCTGTGCATCGCGCTCGACCAGTGCGCTCGACGCCCGAACGTCAATCTGGAAGTCGCCCTTGATTTCCTCGCGCTCGGAGTGCTGCATCATCCAATCAAAGTAGCGTTGGATGTGCGGGCGCGTCATGTAGTCGTCAAAGCGTTTGGCGAGGCGGCGCAGTACAGACGTTGCGTTGTTGTTCTGCATCTGCATGCCGCCCAATGTTTCCGGCGCGTCGCCTCGAATACCTTGCAGCATGGCCGGCATGCCGGTCACGTCTTCGGCCATCTTCTGCGCGAACTGGATGATGTTCATCATCTCGGCTTGCACAGAGGGCGGCACGAACGCATGGAACGCGGCGCGAACGTCGGTCACGTCCGGCTCTGCGCGCCAAATCTTGCCGCCCCGGATCGTCCATTGACCGTCAGCCGGGACGACGCCGTTACCGAGGATGATCTGAGGACTCGCCGTGAGTCCCGAGTTGTCCATCATCGCGCGGCAGGCACCGTTGATCATGCGCTGCACGGTGCGCATCTGACGGCTAACACCCGTGCCCCACGGCAGACCGGGGCGACGCTGCCATGCGAGCACGTCGTAGGGGAAGCCATCGGTATCGACCGGCGTGAGCGCGACCTTGATGAGCCGGTCATTAATCATGACGGCCATCGCCTGCGCTTTCGGCGTCTCGTCTTCCGTCTCTACGCCATACTCTGCGAGATCGTCTGCATCGACGGTGCCGTGGAAAATCCACAGCTCGAACTGCTCATCCCCGCGATTGGTCGGCATGCCCGCCTGAGCGATGCCACTTTGCGCCTTGCTCGGACCTTCCTTCATCGCCGCCATGACTTCGGCGCGGTCGTATCCCGGCATGTCGATCAGGTCACGCACCTGACGGGCGCTGACGTACTCACGCTCCCATACATAGCTGCCGTAGTGGATCGACTCGCCGCACGAGGGGTCCGGGAACAGGTTCCACGGATCAATGCGCTTTGATCCCGGCTTGATCTCCGTGATCTGGATGTACTCGCTGAAGCCGTCTTGCTTGCGCAGCATCTTCGCGGTGCGCTTGCATGGATACGGACCTTTGAGCACGCCCGAACCGATGCGGGCGCTGTCCTCGATCAGATGGCGAACCTCGCCGTGCCAATTGCTCTCGGTCAAGCAATCATCGATCTCATCCTGCATCGCCTTGCACGCCACCTTGGCCTGCTCGACGTTGGCTTCGATGATGGCTTGCGCCTGCTCCTGCCCGCCAAGCGCATCGACCAAGGATTGCGGCAAGCGTGGAATCGGCGTCGGCTTGAGTGCCCATGCTCGGTCATCGGTCGGCAGCAGCATGTCCGCGACTCGAGCAGACGCTGCATCGACATACGGGCGCGTGATGTTGAGGAAAATGACACTGCGCGTCGGCGTCTTCTCGCCGCTACCAAAGCCCGTCGCCCACCGTTTCGCGTGCGCATATGTGGATGACACAAAGGCGCGGTTCGCGTCGTCGATTCCATTGTAATGTTCGTCGTCTTCCTGCCACTCTGACTCAATCCCGCTGGCAAGACGCCCCGAAATTGCCTCCTTGCGCTTCTTCAAAAGCGACAGAAGGAACGCATCACGGCGAGACTTCGGCACGCCGTTATCGTTCTCTTCAGCAATTTCGTTCATCGTATAATCCATATGCGCGGCTAGGTTTAGCGGCCGAAAGCCTGTTTCCGCACAGGTTGCCGCGCACCACTCTTGCGGACATCAATTAGCGGAAATTGATAAATCATGACTACATGCACTCACTGCAACGGTGAAGTCGTCGCCAAAGGCTTGTGTGACAAGCACTACAGAAGGCTACGCAAGACAGGAAGCCCCACCGGATTGCTTCGCCAGGGCTCCAACATGACCATCCAGGAGCGTCTTTCGCTCCACTCAAAACCTGTCGAATCAGGCTGCATTGAATGGCAAGCAGCAAAAAACAATGACGGATACGGTCAGGTTAAATACAACAGCAAGATGCGGCTCGCCCATCGTGTCGCTTACGAGCTGGCAAACGGAGCCATCGACCCCGAGTTGTGTGTGATGCACACCTGCGATAACCCTTCGTGCATCAACCCTGACCACCTTGTTCTTGGTACGCACCAAGAAAACATGGCAGACATGGCCCGGAAGTCTCGAACCAATCCAGTTCAAGGGATTCGTCACCACAAAGCAAAACTGACCGAAAGCGAAGTTCTTGCAATCCGGTCTGACTCTAGGTCACACCCTGCTATTGCAGCCGCCTATCAAATCAGTGTCGGAACAGTCGAAAACATCAAGTACCTCAGAACCTGGAGGCACATCTAATAACCGATTTGGCGGGCGCGGTTCATTGCTGCGCCCGCCTTAGTAGCCTATTTCCTGATCCAGCGCCTGATACGGCTGCTGAACAATCGCGGGTCGCTCGTCTTCATTGGTCAGCTTGTCGGCCACAATCGAGAGGTAGCGCCACGCATCCGCGCCGTGCGAGTACTCGTCATGCACTGGTGCGCCGGGTTCGCCAGTCTTCTCGTTGATCGAGCGCCGGTAACGCTTCAGGCACTCAACGAGCCGACCGGCTTTGTTCTTGTCGAAGCACGTTTGCCGCAGTGCGAGGCGACCGGCCTTGATGCCCGACTCGACCGGGATGTTCGGCACCGGCTTAGGCTTGCGACCGAAGCTCTTGAGGATTTCCGCCGTGCTCTTTCCGGTCTTGAAGTCCTTCGTGTTTCCGTCGTGAGGAAGCCAGTCGTAACCCCAGTTGTACCGGCGCTGCTGTAGCTCTGCTGCGTACCAGTCCAGGGTGCGGTGGCTTTCCTCGAGGTAGTCGATCGCCCGCAGTTCTGAGCGGATGCGCTGAACCATGATGATGGTCATCGCGTCGTTCCAGCCCAAATCCCACACTGCATGCACTTTCAAGCGCGGGTCATAGGGCACGACAGCTACACGGCCATCCTTGATCGCTTCCGTGATCTCGTCGGCGTAGATCGCGCCTTTCAACGCGGAGCGACACTTGCCTTCCCAAATCGTGTCGTAGTCTTCTTTGTTGGTGCGCTGGCAGTCTTGCCGCTCCTGCTCCAACACTTCCGGGAACCACGGGTTATCCCGCCAGTTCATCTGCACCACAACCGAATCAGTCGGGCGATTCGTCACGAACCGCACATAGGTTTCGTCGGTGTCCAGCTCCGGGTTGAAAGTGACCCAGATTTCCGAGTTCGGCTTGCGGATCGTCGGAATGAGGATGTCCCACGACTTCTTCTTCACCGTCTGGGCTTCTTCAACCCAAACGATGTCGATGCCTTCGTAAGACTTGATCGACTCAACCGTATGACTGGCGAGGCCCGCAAACAGGAACTCGCTACCGTTGATGCCGCGAATCTCGGTTTCGAGAATCTGGAAGTTCCCGCCCATCCCCATCGCGGCAATCTGATCGCTCAGGAGCTTATGAACCGAATCCTTGATGGACTTCTGCACTTCTCGCGTGCAGAGGATGCGCATCTTCTTTTGCGCGGCCAGTACTAGCAGCGCACGTGCAAACCCCCAGGACTTGGCGCTTCCTCGGCCACCGTGGGCAACCTTGTAGCGGTGCGGCTCAAAGAGGAAGGCCAGCGGTTCAGGGAACTCAGCCTCGGCTTGCATCCGCCTTGACGAACTTCACCGTCACGCCTTCCAACAGCGGAGCGCCATCTTTGCCGGTCACTTCCGTCTTGTCGGTCAGCATCCCCAGGTGTCGCATCGCGAGCGTCAGAGCTGCGCCCTTGTCGAACACCTTTGCCTTCTTCGTCTGCACTGAAGTGGGTTCTTCAGCGCCAGCAATCAGCGAGGTCGAAATATCGACGCCGGAAAGCACCGCAGCCGCATCGTCATCCAGCTCATGCGGCAGCTTCATCGAGCCGTCTTCGTTGTACAGCTTGCGAATGTCGAAGAACGCGATGCGCGCAAGTTCCTGAAGCACTCGATCCTGAGTAATCATTGTTCGAGTCTCCCTGGCCTTCATCGCCTCTTTCACAGCTAGCACAACCTGAGCATTTCTGAGCAATCTTGCAGCATTGACTTCGGCGGCGTTGCCCTTTGCCGTGTATCCAGCACGCCGATAAGCAGCAGTCGCGTTAAGGTCGATCAGGTATTCATCGACGAAGCGTTGCTGTTTGTCATTCAGCGCCACTCGTTCCTCAATTCACCTTGCGCGAAAACTCGCCGCACCACATTTCGAGCCTGACGAGCGGCCATTCAATCGACACGCCTTCGTCATCCTCAAAGTTCTCGGGCGGATACCTGCGGCACTGTCCGATTTCGGCGTCCTGCGCATTGCAGTGTCGGCAGTAGCGGCATTCGGTGTCGCTCATTGCTCGGACATCCTTTCTTTCAGTGCGTAACCCATCAGCGGCCAGACTTTGTTGATGGCGTTCTGGCGGGCGATCTTGCGGCCAAGTTCCGCGTCGAAGTTCTCAGGGCTGGCACATGCGCTTTCGCCGGTCACGGTGAAGCCGTTCTTTAGCACGAGGACGCAGAAGGTCAGCAGACCAAGCGCCGGCATCACAGGGACTCCGCCAACGACGTGCTGGAGCATTTCCTTCGCTTGGTCAGCAGTGAGCAAGTTCGTGCCGACCGGCCACCACGCGTTACCGAACTCATCGCCTTCGTAGGGCTTCGTCGGGTTGAATGAGATTCCGCCATCCGGCCCGAAGTCCTTCGGCAGCTTCCAGCAGAGAAAGCGGTCGACCATGGAATTGTTAAAGCCGCTGACCGCCTTCTCGGCCGTGAAGTAGTACTCGCCTGCGATGTTCGCCTCGATGTCATCAGGCGTCACGCGCGGCGCGGTCAGTCCCTTGGCCAGGATTTCCTGCTCGATTTGGTCGTCGCCCATCTGGTGTCTCGCGTTTCGTTGATCGGTATCCGGCTACGGGAACAGTGCGTCATCTCGACGCTGCGGGGCTCTCACCCGCTCCGATGGATCACGCTCCTTGCGAGGGTGAAACATTCGGGTGCCCGCCATGCTATTCA